CTTCAACTTCAGTGACCAGCCCCGCAAGAAGCTGGTGGTCCGTGAATACTGGGGCTTCTGGGACATCGACGGCACCGGCGTCGTCAAGCCCATCGTCGCCGCCTGGGTCGGCAACGTGCTGATCCGCATGGAAGAGAATCCCTACCCGGACAAGAAGCTGCCCTTCGTCATCGTGCAGTACCTGCCGGTGCGTCGCTCCAACTATGGTGAGCCGGACGGTGTGCTGATCGAGGACAACCAGAAGATCGCCGGTGCGGTGACCCGCGGCATGATCGACATCATGGCCAAGTCGGCCAATGGCCAGACCGGCGTGCGCAAGGACATGCTCGACGCGACCAACCGCCGCAAGTTCGACAAGGGCCAGGACTACGAATACAACGGCAACATCGACCCGACCCACGGCGTGTTCATGCACAAGTATCCGGAGATCCCGCAGTCGGCACCGCTGATGCTGCAGCTCCAGAACCAGGAAGCCGAGTCCCTGACCGGGGTGAAATCGTTCAGCCAAGGCGTAAGCGGGAATGCCCTGGGGGACGTTGCGGCCGGCGTGCGCGGAGCGCTCGACGCAGCCAGCAAACGGGAGCTGGGCATCCTGCGTCGCCTGTCGGCTGGCCTGATGGAGATCGGACGCAAAATCATTTCCATGAATGGCGAGTTCCTGTCGCCGGAAGAAGTGGTCCGGGTCACCAATGATGTCTTCGTCAAGGTCCGTCGGGACGACCTGGCCGGCAACTTCGACCTGAAGCTGGGGGTATCCACCGCTGAAGAGGACGAGAAGAAGGCGCAAGAGCTGGCCATGATGCTGCAAACCATGGGACCGAACATGGATGCCGACATGACCCGCATGATCCTGTCCGATATCGCCAAGTTNCGCAAGATGCCGGACCTCGCACACAAGATCGAGCAGTTCCAACCNCAGCCAGACCCCCTGATGCAGCGTAAGTTGCAGCTGGAAGTGCTGNTGCTGGAGAAGCAGATCGCTACCGAGGAAGCCAAGGCTGCACAACTGGGTGCCAACGCCCAACTGCACGAGTCCAAGGTCGGTACTGAGGTCGCCAAGCAGGATCACCTGAAGGCCGACACCGACAACAAGAACCTGGCTTTCGTTGAGCAGGAGTCTGGTGTGCATCAAGAGCGTGATCTGCAGAAACTGGGCGCTCAAGCGGTGGCGAACGGTCATTTGGCTGTGTTGCAGCACAAATTGGACGTTAAAGCTGCAAAAAGTGATGCACCTAGTAAATAATTGCTGCACATAAACTTGAAAGTGGTTATAGTGACGACGTTGTAACCACTTTCTATTAACTTCTAACAGCACTGGTAGAGAAACTAACCATGACTACAGCAGCAGAGATCACTAAGATCGAACAAGAAGTCAAGAACGCCAAGAAGACCGCCGACTTAGGCGCTGCATTGGACCGTCTGCGTAATAACCGCGACTTCCGCAAGATTATCCTGGAAGGTTATCTGGAAACCGAAGCAGTGCGCCTGGTGCACGCCAAGGGCAATCCGGAATGCCAGCGTCCGGAGAAGCAAGCAACGATCGCCCGTGACATCGACGGCATCGCTTCCTTCGTGCAGTACCTGAATACGATCTGCCAGCTGGCAGACCTCGCCGACAAGGACATCAAGGACAGCGAATTGCAGCTCGATGAACTGCGCAAGGAGATCGAATAATGGCCGGCGACAACACCGACAAGAAAGACGACGACCAGGAAGTCAATTTCCTGAACATGTCGGACGAGGACATCGCCAAGTTCGACCCTTCCTCCATGGCTTCGGCGTCAGCCGCGGATACCACCGCGAACGACGACTTCAATGTGGACGAAGCTGCCAACGCCAACAAGGATGACGACGCAGGCGAAGGTGAAGATGGCGCTGCGAAAAATGCAGACGCCACCGGTGAGAACCAGGAAGACAAGGCCGGCGACGGCGACGACAAAGGTGCAGGCGATGGAGCTGCTGCTGAAGGTACCGAAGGTAAGGCGGCCGATGAAGTCACCGGCGCTGAAGGTGCGAAACCTGGCACTAAGAAAGATGATCAGGGCAAGGAAGTCACCGATCCGCCAGCCAAAGCTGCGGACGCCGACAAGACTGCCAAGGCTGATGGCACCAAGGATGACACTGTCGCTGATAAAGCTGCTGTTATCGACTACGAGGCTGCGTATAAACAGCTGACCGCTCCGTTCAAAGCGAACGGGCGGGATATCCAAGTCAAGAGCGTTGAAGATGCGATTGCCCTGATGCAGATGGGCGCCAACTACAACAAGAAGATGGCAGGCCTGAAGCCGAGCATGCAGTACCTGAAGATGCTCGAATCGAATGGCTTGCTCGACACCGAAAAACTCAGCTTCCTTATCGACCTGTCCAAGAAAGACCCGGCAGCGATTAACAAGCTGGTGAAGGACAGCGGCATCGATCCCCTGGATCTTTCCGCTGACAAGGCCGGTGAATACCGGCCTGGTAACCACAAGGTTGACGAACGTGAATTGGAACTGGATGCAGTGCTCGATGGCCTTGAAGGCTCCGAGCACTACAACCGGACACTGGAAGTCGTCAGTACCAAGTGGGACGAAGCAAGCAAAGATGTGATCGTCAAGAAACCCGAGATCCTGACCGTAATCAATGGCCACATGGCCAGCGGCATCTACGACCTGATCGCTGCGGAAATCGAAAACGAACGCACCTTTGGTCGCTTGAAAGGCTTGAGTGATATCGACGCTTATAAGCACGTCGGTGATGCGATGAACAAGGAAGGCAAGTTTGATCATCTGAATGTGGGTAGCTCCCGCACCCAGGCGAAGACTGCGCCGGCCAAAGTAATCGTGACGCCTGCACCTAAAGTCGTTGACGACGCCAAGCTGCGTGACAAAAAGCGAGCTGCAAGCTCCACGAAGGCTGCTGTACCCGGTGCGACTGTACCTGCGGACTTTAATCCGCTGGGCATGTCGGACGAAGACTTCAAAAAATTCAAACCAATTTAAATTCGAAAGGTAATAACCGATATGGGTACTCCACGCCAGTATAACGACGGTGCAACTTCGACGATGTCGCCGCAGTTGATGACTCAGTACTACCAGAAGCAGGCTCTGATCGAAGCGCGCAAGACGCAATTCTTCAGCCAGCTGGCCGATGTGACTTCGATGCCGAAGAACATGGGCAAAAAGATCATCCGCTACCACTACCTGCCACTGCTCGACGATGCCAACATCAACGACCAGGGTCTGAATGCGGCCGGTGCCGTCATCGCCAACGGCAACCTGTACGGTTCGTCGAAGGACATCGGTACCATCACGGCCAAGCTGCCAGTGCTGTCCGAGTCGGGTGGTCGTGTCAACCGCGTTGGCTTCAAGCGCAAGACCATCGAAGGTACCTTCGAGAAGTTCGGCTTCTTCGACGAGTACACCCAGGAATCGATCGACTTCGATTCGGACGCGGACCTGATGCAGCACGTCAACCGCGAGATGATCAACGGTGCCAATGAAATGACCGAAGACGCACTGCAGATCGACCTGATCAACAGCGCCGGCGTGGTCAAGTTCGCTGGTAACGCAACGTCGAACCTCACCGTGGGCGCCGACGACCTGGTCACCTACACCGACCTGGTGCACCTGTCGATCGACCTCGACAACAACCGCTGCCCTAAGCAGACCACCGTGATCACCGGCACCCGCCTGGTCGATACCCGTGTGCTGCCTGCGGCCCGCGTGATGTACGTCGGTTCGGAACTGCTGCCGACCCTGTACGCGATGAAAGACCTGCACAACAACCCGGCCTTCATCTCGGTCGAGAAGTATGCAGCCGGTACCAACACCGTCACCGGTGAAGAAGGCACCGTCGCCAAGTTCCGCATCGTCGTCGTGCCTGAGATGATGAAGTGGGCTGGTGCTGGCGCCGATGCCACCGCGGACGCGGCCAACTACGAGACCGCGAACAAGTTCGACGTGTTCCCGATGCTGGTCGTGGGCGACGAATCGTTCACCACCATTGGTTTCCAGACCGATGGCAACACGGTGAAATTCAAGATCTTCCACAAGAAGCCGGGTGAAGAGACCGCGGATCGCAACGATCCGTACGGCGAGATGGGCTTCATGTCCATCAAGTGGTACTACGGTTTCATGTGCCTGCGCCCAGAGCGCATCGCGCTGATCAAGACCGTCGCCCGCCTGTAATCGGCTGATGTAACCAGGAGAGAGGGATGTTGAAACTTCCCTCTCTCTTTTTCCAGAATATTCCATAGGAACCGCAATGTCCGAATTCGACCCAACTGCACTCGACACCGATAAGCCTGCACTGCCACCGACCGACGAGCTCACCGAGCTGAAGGAACGTGCCGATACCCTGGGCCTCAATTACCATCCGAAGATCGGCCTGGAAACGCTGCGCACCAAGGTCAATGATTTCATCAACGGCGTCAAGCCGGCAGTCGAAGAGCCAGCTCCTGCTGCTGCACCGGTTGCTGCTGCCCCTGCCTCGCTGATCCCGACTCCTGCTGCCATCGTGGCCGCAGCCGAG